TATCCATGTGATGCCAAAATAATACATTGTCACACCACAAATGAGGCACGTTATGTCTTATCAAACTCCGCATAAGAGGATGGCCATTGCTTATCATCGCACATCCCCCTCAAAAGGCATTGAATGTCAAAAACGCCGTCATCGTGATCTTGTTGCTGCCGTCCAAAGTCGATACCGTAGCCCCACACCGCAATGCCAACGCGGGCCCCAATCCATCCGGAAGCCGCACCACATCATGCACCGCGTCGTCATCAATGGTGATCCCAAGATACGCCAACACTTCATCGTTCGTCCCGTGATACCGCGCTTTCAAACTGTCCAGTGTGAAATCCGGACTACCGCTTTTCCCCGATGCAATTATGTGTAGCTGCACATTGCTCGCCTTTGCCAGCAAATGCTTGTTGAATGTGTGTCCCAAAATCTCCGCCGTCAGGTCCACCAACGCTTCCACATCCGCTTCCGCGTCTACTTCGACTTCATTCAGAATTGGAAGCTGGAACACTCCGTTCGCAATCTTGCACGCCGTTAATGCTGCCATGATCGCCTCCGTTCACCAATCGCACCGTTGCCACGTCCACCGTAATGCGTTCCCCTGACATGCCATGATCCGCATCCAGACGCACTTCGGCCCGATCCCCCGTCACCCTTTCCACTACCCCGCACCCGTAAAGCGTCGAAACCGTATCCCCCCGCTGCATACTCGCCTCCCGCCTATCCGTTCCACACCGCATTCTCCACATCCGGGTGTTTCGCCTCGCTCACCCGCTTTTTGATTTCCCCTTGATCGGCGCCAGCCTCGATGGCGCTCGTTAGCACCTGTATTCCCGTCCGTGCCCGCACCCACCTACTGCCCGCAAAAGCGGTCAGTCCCGCTAAGCCCGCGTTTAGCGCGATCTGCCACCACGGCACGCCATGTTGCGTTTGCAGCGCCTTCACCTTTTCCTGTGCCACGCGTATGTCGGCCTGCGCCTGCTGAAACCCCTGGTAAAGCGCAGATCCTTCAGCAACCAGCGTCTGCATCTGCATTGTGGCCTGCGCTGCATCAATGGCGCCTTCCTGAATTTTCGTCTTCAATTCGCTGATCTGCGTTGCTATGGCCTCGCCTTTTTCTGCCGATGCCACCGCCTTGTCGGCCATCGTTTTGATATGCTGATTCAGCTTGTCGATCTCCTGCCGCGCCTCCGGATTCGCGACCAAAGACCCGCATCCGCTGCACATCACCATCAGGATGAACAACACCCCGCCCAGCGCGTAATCCCTGCCCTTCATGGCTCGCGTTCTCATGGCCCTCTCCCTTTCGCCCGATTTTCGAACAGCCGATCCAGCTTCTCTTCGATTCGATCCAGCTTCCGGTCCTGTCGGTCCATCCGCTGCCGAAGGTACTGTGCATCCTTCTCCTGCCGGCCCTGCGTTACTTCCAGACCGTGCACCGAAAACAACGCCCAGGCAGCCAACGCCAGCGCTGCCGTAATCGCGGTTGACACCACCCTCGCCGCCCAGTCTCCGTCCTGTTTTCGCTGTGCGGTTCTCGGCGCCATTCGCGCGACTCCCTTTTGGTGGCGGGGGTGGGATTCGAACCCACGACCTCCGGCGTATGAGACCGGTTGAGCTATCCGCTGCTCCACCCCGCTTTGTTTGCCCTGGTCTACCCTTCCACGGCCCATGCGTGCCGCTTGTCCCTCGTCCGCCAAACGCCAGATTCCCGACAATACAGCCGAATGAACCCGCCAATCTCGCTACACGAAATGTATTTCCCCGCCGCCTGCAGCGATCCATTCACGTGGATCTGCTCACTCCCGTTCGGGTCAATCCGCAGCGCCTGCGCCTCCAGAACGTGAAAATCGGCGTAATACTCCGCGTTCGCCACCGCCGCCGGCAGCGTCAGCGTAATCGTCCCCGACGCCCCGCTGTTCGTGTGCCGCATCGGAAAATCCGCCGCCAACAGCGTGTCGTTCGCCGTATGGTCTTCGTACGTTTTAAAAAAACCTTTTTTCGGTTCGCTGTGTTTGCGCCTCAACATCCGCCCGGCCTCCCTTCTCCCCTCGAAAATTGAGGTGCCGCCGCGCATTGGGGGGGGATGACACGCGGCGGCAGACGACCGTTTCACGGTCGCCGGGAGTGGCCTAGCAAATCGCCGGACAGTCAAACAGACATTCAACTTCCACGTCCGTCGTGCTCGTACTCGCCTGCGCAATCACCCGATGGCCGGCCGCGTGCATGCTTTGCAGCGACGCCTCAATGTTGTCGTGGTCAAGAGACGTAGCGATGTCGAGATCAACCCCGCCGCACTTGCCCTTGTCCCCATCGTCGTCCGCTACCACGGCTTCGCCCGCCACGATCGCCTTCGCACTCGCTCCATATACGACTTTTCCCGTGCCCTTAATCAAAATGTAACCGCATTCGTCTTCTTCCAACGAGTCGGCTCCATCCGGCCGCACGCCCGCGATCAGATCATTCAGCGCGTCGCAGATTTCCACGTCAAAGGAACTCGCGTCATTCACTTTACACACGCGGTTTTCCGCCAAATCGTCCGATCCTTCATTTTGCACGAACTGGTACACGTTCCCTTCGCCGTCGTCGTAGATGTAGCCCAAGGGCGGCGCTTTGCCGTCGCTCACCTCCGTCGCCGTGTAAGCGGCAGTCAAACTGCCGATCAGTTCATTAGGCATTCGTCAGCCCTCCTTATTACCCTGCTGTTTTCGTTTATCCCCGGCCCAACCCATGCCGAACCGGGGTCAATGTCGCCGACTGCCTTAATCCGTGTTGCTGAGGAAGCCCAAAAGACTCGGCCGCGTTGCAAAGTGCTGAAGCTGCGACACCAGCCCCACCACGTTTAGGCGGGCGGTTCCACTGCCACCGCTCGGACCGTCAAAGTCCACGTAGATAAGATCCGGACCTACCACGCGAGCCATCAGCGCCTTGCTGTTCAGCACGTCAATCCGGTCGCTCTGTGCATACGGGTCCCACCGGTACGGCACCCCAAAGAACGCCACTTCGCGCCCCGGGTCGTCCTTGCCGCCGGTGTACTGCTGCTGTGGCTGCAGCGCCGTGCAGAAGTTGGTAAAGCTGGTCAACCCCGAATACACCAGATCCGGCTTGCTCTTCGCGCCGCCCACGTGCCGACTGATGCTTTTACCTTTCTGCATCGCGCCCTGGCACGTCTCCAGGAACAGCTTCCGCATGTAGTAAAGCAAATTCACCACGCCGTCGCCGTCGTCATCGTCCAGCGCATTGTTGGTAACGGCCTCCGTCTGCGCCTGCCACCACTCGTTACCGCTTGTGCTCCGGTTGATCCCCAGATACGTGTTGTCCGTATCCACGATGTTTTTCAAACCATCCAGCGGCGTAGCTTCGTCCCCCGTGTCCACGGCGCCGTCATCGGTCAAATCGCCGCAAAGGTAATCCTCGAACTCCTGAAACAGAATGTTCAATTGCTCTTCCGCGAATTTGTAATCAAACCCGCTTTTCTTGGCGTATCTGTTGCGCCGATCCTGCAACCGACTGAACGCCAACTCTGCGCCATAGGCCCGATAATCCACGGTCAGGCGCTGCGATGTTGCCATGGTCTTCGCTTTGCTTACGGTGTTGTCACCGATCGCCCGGACCAGCCCGCCTTCCTGATACCGCACCGGGAACGAAAACCCGTCCCCACCACAGTTCATCACGAAGCGGCCTTTTTCCTTGAGCCAACTCATGTATTCGCTTTTTTCCACCAACTGATCGGCGAACACATCTAGGCGCTCGGGTAGGGTCGAAACCCAAAAGTCGGAACTCATGCCCTCCTCCTTTCTTTCGGGGTCTTCCTACCCCGATACTCCCCACCCCGGAAATTTCGCGCAGCGCTCCCGAACCACGCCTACTTGTTTGCCCGTCGCTTACGTCAACAGCGTGCCGCTCTCAACGGCTCTAATGAAGTTTTCCAGCCCCTCAGGATACCGCCCGGTCCTGGCCCGATATCGTTCCGCCGCCACGCGTACCGCATCGGTGTGCGTCTTCGGTTTGGCCGTCGGCTGCGCCGGCGCCCCAACGCTGGTCCGCGCAACGCCTGCGCTGTCACGCGTCTCCTGCATACGGCCTTTCATGGCCTTCATCTCGCTGTGCAGCCGATCATAGTCGCCGGCGCGCGCCAAAATCCCCGCAATGTCCACCTCGGGATGCTTGTGCAGAATTTCCTGCGCAACCCCCTGATGACTCGCCATGAATTGATTCACGGCCCGGCTCACGTTCGGGTCCTGGAACTGCTCGTACCTTTGCTCAATCGCCTTGAGGCTGTTGTTCCACCGCTGAACGTTGTCCCGCTCTTCCATGCTCTTCAGCTTCTGCAGGGCTTCCTGCCCGGCATCGGTCGCCTGCCCGGCCTTCGCTGCAATCTGTTCCTGCATCCAATCCGCGCGCATGGCCTCCACGGCATTCAAATCGCCATGCAGTGCCGCCAAATACGCCTCCTTGGTGCTGAATACTCCGCCTTCACCAATCCACGGCCGCGCCGCTTTCTGCTGTGTCGCTTGCTGCGGTGTCGCTTGCTGCGGTTGCGTCCCGGCCTGGCCATCCTGGCCGAACTCCTGCCGCGCCGCTACCAGATCCGCAATAAGCTGCTGCTGCGCATCCGCCAACTGTGCCCGGCTGTTCAACTCCGCCACCTGATCGCGCACCGCGCCCAGGTTGTCCGCCTTAATCCCCAGTTCATTCACCCAGTCCGGCGCAGGCGCCGCCCACGGGTCCACCTGCTGTTGGCCGGGTTGCTGCCCATCGGCCTGCCCGGCCTCTCCATCCTGTAACCCATCCTGCCCGTCCATTCCGGGCACTCCGGGCACATTCCCATGGCCGACTTCCGCCCCAGTATGCGCTGCGCACTGCCCCGCATTTGCCGCGTCGTCAGCCGCGCTCTGAAAGTTTCCCCCTACAAAGGCACTGCCGCCCAAATTGCCGGCATCCCCGCCCTGATTTTGAATCGCTTCTGGTGGCATCTTTTCACCGCCCCCCGTTTATGGCTCTTCCTTCTGCCGTGCCCGCCTATCGGGCCTCGCGCAGTCCCAATTCCTGCATTGCCTGCCTGCGATCGCTGCGTCCTTCGATGTGGCGTCCCAAGCCCCAGTCAAAGCCGCGATACATCCGCCGGCCGGCGCCCTTATTGTCTCCGTGTACTGCGGCAGATTTCGCTGTCTGCGCCTGCCCCTCTGCCTTTTTCCGGTCCTGTTCTTCCTTCGCCTTCCGAAACACTTCCGGTGTCCACTTCCCAAAGCATTTTTCCCATCGCTCATTCGACACATTTTTAAATGTGAATGTGCTCGATCGCTGTCTTTTCCGTTCCGTTTCCGCGCTCGGTAAAGTGTCCATCCTGGCGCGCTCCGCGCGCCTGCGCTTCCGTTTTCGTCTCGCGTTCAAATCCACGTCGTACGCCATCACTACATCCCTCCCATCATCGCCGATTGCAACCCCGCAACCGCGCCCATGCCAGGCAACCCCTCGGCCGCCATGCCGGGTTCCGGCTGCATTTCTGCCGCCGGCTCTGGCATCGGCTGCGGTTCTGCCTCAGGTTCCGGCAGCAGATATTTGTCCGGATTCCGAACCTGTCTCGCCTCTTGAAGTTCCCGCACGGCCACATCCAGGTCGTATTTTGGGCGCCCGTTCACATTCAGGTGGTATTCGTTCGCCTGCATAATCAGTTGCAGATTCGATTCCGCTTCCTGCACCCGCCGGTGTCGATGCATTTCCCCCGTCGATCCGGTCCGAATGCTGATCGAATATTCCTTCACCAAGTCTTCCGCGTCGCCCGCGTACATGGCAAAAGCCATCGCAGCTTCCGGCGATACCGCCCGCCCGATTTCTGCCGGATCAACCAGTTGCCGCGCAATCTGCGCTCGATGCGTAATGCTTCTCGCCTGGTGTCGATCAATCGCGCCTACCTTCAGCCCGCTTCGAAGTTGCTGCATCTGCTCCCGCACCGCCGCCTCCGTCGCGGTCATTTTGCGGCTGTCGGCACTCCGCAGTAATTCATCCATCCCCAGCACTTCGTCATGAAGTTGTTTTGCGCGTTCATAAACAGCTTTCACATCCCTCCGCTCGTCCCTGAACCGCTTCACCACCAGGGCGTCTTCCAAACTCTTACCCTGTGCTCGAGCCTTCACGATCTCGAATTGCCGATTACTCCGAATTTTGTCTTCCAGCGTGTCTTCGTCGAGCATGTCCAGATCCGCCAAAATCACCGACCCCATGCCCTTCCGTGTATTTCTCCGATCCGCCTCCGCCAGTTCATTCACTTCGCGTTGCAGTCCGGCCGCGATTTCGATTTCACTAAACCCATCCACGCTGGTGTGATCCGTCGCAAACCGCAATTCGCTATAGGGCCAATCGTTCGAGTTCAGCCGGAAAGGCCATTCGCCCCGCGCCAACCACCGTTTGTCCTGGTCGTGCACCCGGTAAGACAGTTTGCGCTCTTTGCCTTTCTTCTCCCAAATCTCATAAAACCGAAGCAGACTCTTGTCCGCGTTTTCGTTTTCCGTGTGTTTTCTGTTGTCCGCCGCCAGGCTGTTTTCCCGGGTATCCGCCAACCTGAAATTCGGCTCAATGCTTCCCGTGTTGAAGAATTGACGCGCTTCGTCAATTGGTTTCACAACTTCCTGAATAACATACCGCGCTTCTTTCACCGAGTAGCGCGCCAGCGGATCGATATGCAACTCGTTGCACGTCACAACATCCGCCACGTCCATTCCTGCGCCTGGATCGAAACTCTCTTTGGTGAAACAGATCCCCTGAAGAATCGCCGCAAAGATCAACACCCGATTCACTTCGTCGCCATCGGTTTGCTCCACACTGTACTGCAGCCACGCTTCCAAAGACTCCGCGAATTCCTTATCGGCCTCACCCCGCCTGGGTGAAATCTCGATCACCGGCGCGCTCGCCCCTAAAAGCGCCGTAACAATCTGCACATACGGAAAACACAGATTGACGTTCACCCCCACGTTTTCGTCATCGGCCTCGCCCATTTCCGAAAAGCGTCCGTACCGATACAGCCTTACAAACTGCTCCCGCCAGTCCTGTTCCTTGGCCCATTTGTTGCGCGCGTCCAATATTCGGTGGTCCCAGTGCACCCCATCTTTGTCGTCCTCCGGATTTTTCCGGATCTGCACTTCTGGCGCTTCCCATTGCTTCACGGCTCCAGGAATTCCACCCACACACCCGCCCATTCCGCCAAAAAGCGGCACGCCACTCAGCCCGGAAAGCCCGGCTATCAGTGACAAATTTTGGGGCTGAAGATTGAGCACGCTGCGCACTCCGAACCGTTGACAAATATAAACATTTAGTGGCCCCGTTCGGCCGAACACACATATAAACGGCTATTTCTCCCCCGAAATCAATCGTATGCCGCACCCTGCCGCAGCCTGGCGTACTATGTCGCATATATTTAAATTCGACTCGAATTCTTCCGCGCCGCTGCGCGCCGCTTCTCATACAAGCGCCGCCCTAATGTCCCCGCCTTCGGCTTCTTCGCCTTCGGCAACACATAGCGCAGTCCCGCCACCACGCTGTAACGCCACGGATCCATGAGATGATCGTGCCGCTTTATCACGCGTTCCTTGAAATCCCGTTCGTCTTTCCCTGCGTCGTCGGCCCGGCGATATAATCGCCGCTCCTCCAGCATTTCGCAGCAGTCACGAAACACCCGATGTATGGGCCGCTCCCCGTTGATACCGCCCCTGGCCTTCAGTAGCCGCTGCACTTCTTCAATCCCCGTCCGCACCGCGTTATCCGGCGCCACCGTCACCTGTATCCCTTCGTCATTCCATATATCAATTTCCCGCCGTCCGGATTCACTCTTGCGCCCCATCGCTGCCGGGTCTATCCAGCTTCGGTAATACACCTCATCCCCGCTTATTTCCGCTATCGCCGCGCAGTTCTCCCCGATGGTTCGCTGTTCGCCTTTGTAATCCCGGTAAACATAACTGTCTTCGTCCGGGCTGACGGCCAGCCACAAACACCCGCAGAAGTTAAAGCCTGGGTCAATGCTTCTGTATCGGGTCCAGTTTTCCGGTATATCGAACGGGTCCACAATGTGTTTCGGCGTGAAAATCCGGTCCCCGTAAATCAGCCCCACCCGACTCCGGGGATACCCACTCATGCGCAAAGCTAATTCGTCCGGGTCGTCCCCGAACTCTTCCTGCAAATTTCTGATTTCTTCCTCGCCGACTGTCGGGTTATCCCTCAAATCCAGCCGGCAGTGGAATACATTCCGCCCTTCTTCCGCCCGCGTCCGCAGCTTGTCCAGCCAGTCCACACCCTTAACCGCAGTTGCAGACACGATCATATTCCCCGCCCGAGCCATCAAACGCATCACGGCTTCCTTGTAAATGCTGTTGTTACATTCCTCATCCAGCGCCAAGCAATCCACTTCCGCGCTCTGAAATTCCCCATCCCCCTGTTCATACGACTTGATATTAATTTCGGCAAATCCGCCATCTACCCGCCGCAATTTCAAATAGGTGACCCGCTCCGGGTTCTTTTTATCGTACCCAATCGCAATCACCCGCCGGCTTCCGGCCTGCGCTTCTTCGTCTGGATAAAACAATAAATGTTTGAAATGATGCCAGCCCTGTTCCGCGAATCGCTGATACGTGGTGGTCGAATACCAGCCCTTCCATTTATCATCCGCCTTATTTCGCACCCACTTCCGCGTCGGGTGCATCCCCAGCGCCTGCAATAGAAAGTCTACACATATCAAATACGTTTTGCCGGACTGGTTCCCGCCTTCCGCCACCCGGTGCCACTCAGCCGCGTACACAAAATCCCACTGGTTACCTGCCCCATAACTCGATTGTCTCGTCAGGTTTTTCAGCGCCTCGCGCAACGGGTCCTGCTTTTCGCGGATTTCTATCTCCCGCGCCAGTGCTACGCGCCGCGCCAATTCTAACCGGTCTATCCGTGTCGCACGCGTGGCGGTTTTTTTCTCTACCGCGACAGCGCCCATGCACCTTTCGCCTCCTCCAGCGACTCCAGAATTTCCCCCATACTCATGGCCTGCGCAATCCCATGCACTGCGATCTGGCTATCTTCCGGCCACGCATACAATTCTACCTTGTAATCCCTTGCCATTTTCGCCCACCCGCACCGCGCCGCGTACTGTGCCTCCGCTCTCGTCCAAATATCGCCATCATCCTCAACATCCACATTTATTTTGTGATGTTTTCCGTACCCCTCGCAGCCAAAAACCAAAATGTTTTTGCACTCCCGCCTTTGTTTTAGAATCTTACAGCCCCACTCCCCCGAATTTGTCCACGGCCTATATTCGGGTACCGTGTACTTCTCCAAAGGCCAACTCCGGTCCCCGAAAAACATTTCCCCCTCCCAGCCGTCCGCCAACCACCTTTTCAACCCAGCCACAAACGCCTCACTCAACGCCCCGCCCCGCCGATACGGATCAAATGCCGCGTATTTATCCGGTTTCCACCCGCACGCCTGAAATCTTGCACACACCGGCGCCCGATTCGTCCCACACGTCCACACTCCCGTTTCCTTCCATCCCGCCAGCTCGAACACCCTATCCGGTAACCGGTCAATGCTTTCCCCATTCCCGAACACAATCCCATCAATCCGTTTCCTTCCACACGTTTTCCGCTTTTCGTCGTTTCCTTCAATATGCACGAACACCGGCTTTCCGCACTCCTGGCAAGCCACCGCCACTTGCACCGTCTTTTCGTCGTTCAGCAACCCTCGCCCATACAGCCCATGTCTGCACATCGCATCAATAATGACCCGCCGCGCGTAAAGTTTTTTCATTTTCCCCTCCCCATTTGCACGCCCAATCGCTGCGCCTCCGCCTCCAGTTCAGCATCGCTCAGCTTCGTGAGATCCCGCACCCGGTGATCGTGTTCGTGCTTTTCAGCCGCCAACCATCCCTCATACCGCGCTAACTGGTCAAGGGCCTTGCTCTTGCTACTCCATTTCACCCGCACCTTTCGCCCGCCTCCGTTGCCTTCCGCGTCGCTTGCCGTTTCATCTATCGTCACTTCGGCCAATACCCCCGTGCTCCCGTCCCGCGCCATCTCCTGCAAATCAATACTTTCCAGTTCCCCCACTGCATTGAATTTCATATATTTCCCCGGATCAAAACGCAGTTGCTGCGTCAGCGTGCGCAACGCCTCTTCACGACTCGCTATCGCATCCGTTTCCGTCTTCTCCCCCAGTCGTGTCAATTCGTCTTTCACGTCCTGCCGCCTTAAAAGCCTGCTGGCTACACTGCGCAGCGTAGCCCGTGTGCCTTTGTATCCGGCCGCTTTAGCTGCGTCCGCGCCATTCGGCTTCGCATGGTACGCCCTTGCGAATTTCATTCTCTGTGCGTCGTCTTTTTTTTTGCGTGCCATGCCTCCCCCTTGTCACCCTTTCCCCTGTAATATCGTAATAAATGGAACCCCGTCCATTTATCACCCTGTTAAGTTGCGATGTTACGCTTTTCTCGCATCCGCACGATTGCCGGACGCGCCCACAATCGCTGAAATTTTTTCCACTCTTCCGACACGTCGCCATGCCGATCCCGCCAAACCATTGCCATTGGCATGAATCCCGCCTTTAGTGATTGTCGCAACCTCTTTTCAGCCTGTACCATTGTATCTTTCGGATACCCGATCAACACATAGCACCGCATAGTGTTGTTCGTCCATCCTGCATCTCGTAGCTTGCGACCCGCGACCAATAAAGGCTCGTAGTCGTCTGGCGTGTCATATGCAAAAAACATCTGCTTGGGTTTCAGCAATCGCAACTCGTGAACATGCCAGTCCTGCAAACGAGCGGCCTCTAGCCCTCCAGTAAACTCTACAATCTTCCCCTTTAACTTCTGATCTTTCAGCATTGCGAAAACATTGCGACAGTGTGTCTCACTGGTTGCAAGAATGTTGTCATCTAGCAGATTCCACCCTGGCCGAATCGGCAATTCGCGTATGTCTCCATCTCGCTTCCATACAGAACAAAACCAGCATCTATTTGGGCATCCACGTGACGTGATCGTGTATCCCTCTTTAACATACATGCCGGGCGTAAACACATCCCCCCGTTGTCCTATTGCTGGTCCACCCATTGTGACTGGTGCAACATGCCTCCATGCACTTGCAAGCCATTCCGCATACTTCAAGTCCCACGTAAACGTAACGCTGATATGCACTGCGTCGCCTTCGTGCCAAAGACCAGGCGTGCCTACAATGCCATCATCAGGTGTTGCCTTCGTTCGCCTTGGAAAGACCTTTAATATACGCATGTCTCACCCTCGCAATTTAACAAGCAAATAAACCGGAGAAGCGATCCTTGGCCCGTGGTTCGTTTCTTTTGCCATGCGTATGTTTCCCTTTATTCGCGCTTCCCGGTTATCTCGTCGTTAAATGCCCGTCTCTTCGTTGTTAATTATCCAATCCTCTCTGTCTGCCCAATCTCGCAACTGTTCGCAGAGTGCTAGGTTTTCGAAACGTATTGCCAATGCGTAGGCCCTTAGCGCTTTCCTGCTGGCCCGTGCATACTCATCTTTTCCCTTTGGCTTCAGTACAAAGTATTTCATCAGCAGTCCGTCATCTGGCATCGCACACCCCCTGTTTTTGTACACGGCACTTAACAAGCTGCTCAACCGGAGGCTCGACGCCTCCGCTCTCGCTCGTATCCTTGCTCATTGGTACATCCTTTCTCGGGCGCTCGCCCCGGTTAGCTCTGGTCCGTTAGGCGGACTCGCTTACAGGCGGGTGTAACCAGCCTCGAAGGCCTCCGCCGGAGAAAACGATTTGTACCCGCCCTGATAAACGACGTAGTAGCCGCCGACTTGCGGGTTGTGCTTCCGCATATACTCGTGATCGACACGGAACGGAGCGTACCCATCATCGTGCGGCGTGATAATAGCACTGCCGTCCGTCTCGCGGTTCTCTTCGTGTGCCTTTTCGCTGTCGCGTTCAACATTCGCGATCTTCAACGCCCACACTTCCTTATGACACTTGTATCTTGGCATTTCCCTCGATGCGTTCATTGTATTTCTCCTCACCAGTAAATGAACCGGAGTGCAATCGCTGGTTCATTTGTACGTTTCACTACTTCCGGGGAACGTGCCATTCACGTTCGCACCCGGTTATCCCGTCGTTAGAACAGTCCCATCTGGCAGTCGTCCGCGTCAGGCATCGACTTGTTTGACAGCCACCAATCAAACCACTCGTCTCCGCTCTTGAAAGTTCTGCTGGCCCTGTCGGTTCCGCCATTTTCCTGCATTCGCTCAAATCGCTTATTTGCGGCCTTGCGCCATCCAGCCATCATGCGCGGATATCGCTCTAAATCCCGCCTGCGCTTACTGTTCATCGGACATCCTACACACCCTAACCGCTTAAATCCTTGATCGTATAGTTCACAATAGGCAATTTTATTGCTCCGAATGTACGCCCACACATCATCATCAGACCAGTATAATATCGGATTGACAAACCAGCCCTGTTTATTCGACGCCGTAACCTCTTTCCATTGCTTCGCTCGCCTCGGAGACTCAGCCGCACGAATTCCAGTTAGCTTCGTTCGATTAACTCCTCCGCGCTCTTTATATTCCTTGCAGCACCACCGCATCCTCCGTGTTGGAAGTCCACGCTTCTCTATCATTTTCCACATGGAAATTTCACGTCGCGACCATGTGACATCCCTATGGTATTTCCGAATAAACTTAATAAGCTCAGGTGGATCAATCGTTGTCACATTATAATGCCAATCGCACTTAACTGACGTTCGGCCAACCAGATGCTTTATAACCACGCTATCTTTGCCGCCACTAAAGCACCCATAGTACCCATCGTTCGGTTCAAACTCTGCAATCACGTCAAGGCTGTGCTTAACCTTCTCCGCTGACGCGACCCCGAACCCAGGTAAGCACAGCTGCGTTCTCTCTCGTGTTCTAACCAGCAAATTAACCGGAGAAGCGGTCTGATGTTCGTGGTTCGTTTCTTCTGACATGTGTATGTCATCCCCGCTTCGCGCTTCCCGGTTATCTCGTCGTTCAGCTTCACTCGATGTAGTCTTCAAGTTCTCGGCAAAACTCGTGTGCTTCCTCACCAACAAGTCGCACACTATGCATGTGCGAGTCTTTGTTAAAGGCCAAAGTATTGATATCTATAACCATTTTCCTAGCCAACTCCGTGTATTCCTTCATGTTCTCCAGTCGATCTTTGTCGGTATGACTTTCACCCACAGGTTGTATTGGTCCAATCAGACGCTTAACTACCTCGTAAACGTCTACCAGCCGAACAGCCTGTAAACTGGATGGCAGCCGCTGATTAGTTTGCTCGTTTTCTGGCATCGCCGTTTCTCTCCTTTTAGTTCGCCACCAGTTACTTGGTCGTTAGCCTTTCAGTGCCTTTTCCAAAATATCCACACATGCCAAAGTAAAATCGTCTTCCGCTGGGCCCAGGGATTTGACAGCCCGCTCAATTAACCCCCGCAGCCTTTTAATCTCCCCAAGGCAGGAACGCACGACCTCTCCTTCGAGCTTGCCCAGTAATGGGCTGCACTTTTCCATACTCTCAATAACCTCCGGTGTGAATATCTTTCGGCTAACAGCCGTTGCAGTCGGAGCCTCGACGCTATCGTTCTCGCTCGTATTCTTGCTCACTGCGCACATCCTTTCTCGGGCGCTCGGCCCAGCATCACACGTCAGGAATTGCCGAAATTTCACAGCCTCCCCCGTACCCGGTCCTGCCCCAGTTGTTCCCTGATTTCTTTCACGCTATACCTCACCCAACAACGCCCACGCCCCGGCGCCCGATATATCCCTCGCCGGAAACGGCCGGCCTTCCGCCAACGCTCCACGGTCCGCCGACTCACCCCTAACAACCGGCAAAGCTCCGTGATGTCCACCAGCCGCTCATACACAATCGGATCTCGCATCAAAACACCCCCGCCTTTTTGCTTTCCATTCCTTTTCAGCGTACCACATGGGATCCCAAGTATCCCTTAGCTCTCTAAACCGCTCTCCGCAATGCTCACACCACTCCCACTCGATGCTTTGCCTTATGAAAGTCCTGCCACAAATTTCACATACAATATACTTTTTGTACCTTAATCGCAGCTTATTATCCTCCGCCACATCAGCCACCCTTCCGCCGGTTGCCACCATCGCCCAGCTCTCGCTATTTAATCACCCGCCGCCCCAGGTTCCGCCCCTTCGCGGCCTTCCCCGTAGTAATTTCTTCCCCAGCGCTCGCCGGATCGTCGCTCCCGTCGTCCTGACTCACCCCGCTTAATTCACTCGGCCCCTGCTGCCAGTAGGCAACATCGACCTCCCCTTTTTCCGCGCCCTGTTCCCCCTGCTCCGCCGGCGCTTCTGCCTCTTCCACAATCACCGCCGCCCCATTTTCCGCTGCCTTCACCATTGCCTCCGCCTTTGCTTTCCCCTGCGGGTCCCATACCCGCATCTTGCTCCCTTCGCGCCTCCTAAGCTCTGTTCGCTCGCTGTCTGTATCCTCCCCACCAGCTCGCCCCAGTTCCGGCGATGCATCCCGGCCCGCCTCGGCCGGCGCTTGCCCTGACAAATTCGGTACCGGCGGCGGCTGCACCCCAAGCGCAATCAAATGCGTTCTGATACGCGCGCCCGTTGCAATCCGAGGAAATCGTTTCTGCATAGCAATTCCCACCGCCTCATAAAGCGCCCGCCCCGTATCGCGTCTCTCGTCGTCGCCTTTTAGCTCCGGCAAAATCGGCACAAAGCGCGGTAGCCGGTCCACCCCGATCTCATACGTGCTGCCGTCCTGCTCCAAAAGCCCCGGCAAACTTTCCAGCTTCCCTTCCAGCCACTCGTCAACCTTGCCCTTCGCCGTCTCCAGCTTCTTTCCCCGCAACATTGCCAATTCTTCCAAAACACCAAACACCAGCGCCTTCAATGCTTCCGCGCGCGCCTCCTGGTTGTCGTCACCAGGTCCCCCACTCCCGGGCGCAAATCCGCCAACGTCAATCAGCGCGCGCGTAGCAATCTCCGCATACGCTGGATTCGGGTGTTCACGGTCCAAAATAAAAAACTGTCCCATGTATTTTCGATCGTTAATCTCTCCCGCTATCGTCAGCGGCCGGCTTTGCAGCGCCATGTCTTTCCCTCCACCGTTTAACGTCTTCGTCTTTTTCTGGCTACACCATGCAGCCGATGCGTCCCTGTTGCTTTTCCTCGGCGCCAGGCACCACAACCGCCCGGCCGATCCCGCTTAAAAGCCCCTCAAGCCACTTCGCGCGTTTTCCAGCAGCATTCGGCCCGCGCGCAGGCATCGAGTTTTCCCTCATCACCCACCCCGCCTTCGCTTCCCGTTCGCAGCTTTCCGGTGGCGCTCCCGATTTCGTGCAGCAGTGAATCCACACCGCCACGCGATCCCGTATCGCATTACCCCGCCCATCCGTCTTTGCCCCGGCCACATGAAACGCCCAGGCCAGCAACCGCCATAGGTGATCCGCCGGCGCCTCGCGCCACGCTCCGCCCCGGTAATCCTTCGCCGCCCACCGAATCATCCGCCGTGTATGGTCATCCCCCCAGCCTTCCGCCCGCAACACCTCCGCGAACAACTGCCACCGCTGCCATACATCCCCGCTTTTCGCTTGCGTTCCGTTTTTGCCGTTCAAGTCCGGGGCCTTATCCGGCAACGGGGGCGAAGCCCCGGCCGTTTCCTTCGAATAGTCAGATTCCCGTACTACTACCGCTACGCCGTTTTCGGATACGTTTCCGTTTCGGTTTCCGTATACGTTTCCGTCGCGCGCGCGCGTAAGCGCAGACGCGTCCGCCGCACTTTGCGGACGCGTCTGCGTCCCCTCCATGGTTCCCTCCCTGGTCCGTTCCTCGGCACTATCCATGGTCGCGTCCACGGACATTTCCACGGACGCTTCCGCTTTTCTTTTCTCCCGTTTCCGCTCCCGATCTTTCAAAAGCCCCCTGTGGTAATACCTGAAATTATGTACGCTGTAACGGGTTACGTGATTCTCACCCTCTTTTTTCTCATCCAAAAATCCGGCCTTTACCAGCGCCTGCACAAACGCTTTTGCCTTCCTCCTGAGCGGCCAGCCGCATATGTTTGCAATCTTCTCTTCCGACCTTGGCAACTCTCCGCTTTCGTTTTTCCTAAGGCACCACAAGTTAAGCGCAGGTATGAATGCACCGCACAGTCCACTCCACCTCTGCGGCATCCCCAGCGACTCCAGCGCGAGCGCCAGGTCTTCCACCTGCGGCCCGTCTATAAGCCCTTCGAAAAACGGTGTGTGTAATTCGTGTGTGGGCACGCCTTCCTCCCCTCCACCATTTACCCCTCAAAAACCAATCCTTTGCCCCTCAATCCATCAAGCCCCGCTCTGTAATGCGCACCACCACCGCCGGGTTTGTCTTCCTGTCTACGATCTGGCTATACGCAAATTTCACGCGCGGGTCCTTGTCGTCCACGCCAAGCCACCCAGCCACGGCGTCACGAATACTCTTTAAGCTCCCCCGCAAATTGTCGTCGTCCAGCTCCCGCTGGCCCCACCGCGTAAGCTCCACCAACCACGGCCCCCGCGGCGACCGGTGTACGTTCAACATCCCCACCGTCACCAACCGCTCCGTCCTCGCCCGCCGCTGTCGCTTGCTCCAGTGCTCCCGGCGATTATTCAGGCTCACCGTCTTAATCGGCAATATCACCTGAATCCGCTTTTGTCTCTTTGCTGTCGTCGCCATACGTCCGATTTCCCTCCCCTTTCGAATCGTCGATAATCCGCTGAAGCCGGCACAACTCCCGCGCTTGTAAATCCGCAATGGTCCGGTAATGCTCCGCCAGATCGCGGGCACGCTTCGCCGCCGCCTCCGCTACAATGCAACTGTCTACAAGTATCGGCACGCGATTCATCGGGTCCGCCAGTATCTGCACCACCAACCCCCCAGGCGTCTCCCGCTTGATCTCGCTCATTTCCTCAGCCGCTCCTCTCGCCGCTCTCGCCGCTCCTTCATCGCCTGCCGATATTCGGTTTCCGCAAAGACCTCCGCAATCGCCTCTACTTGCACATCCACTTCCAATATGCGAAAACCCCGACAACTCTTCCGCTTCATCCCTGCGCGCCCGCTTCGGTCCGCGTCATCCTGCGTCCAATAAATCTCCCCGCCCCGCCTCCATCCACGCGACAGCAAAGTTTCCAGTAAGTACGCTTTCATTTCTTCAACCGCTCCTCTCGCCGCTCCAGGTACGCTTCCACGTCAGCCCGTCGAAACCCAGCCGTCGCCCTGGATCGCTTACGCAGGGTGCCCCGCCACATCAGCCCGCGCACCCCCGATTTCCTGCCGCCCTGTATCTCCACTTCCTGCGCTTGCCTGGCATCCACGTCCGTCATGCGCAGCCGCAACACGCCCCCGCTTGCCATGTTCCGTTACCTCCGGCGTCAGAGTAAAACTTCGATCCACTTCCCCCACTTCCTCTTCCGTCACTTCCCTTTCAAAAATCTGGCTGAAATGATCCGCCGCCTGTTTGTGTATGTTCGCCCCTTCCGGGCTGCTCATACATAGGTGATAGAGGTGGTGTTTCAGGCGGCGGATATCGCCTTTTTTCCATGTCGTAATTTTCGCGGCCGGCACCGCTTTGTGCCCCGACTCTTCGAGCCAGGTAGGTTTCCACCTGATTAACTGCCCCCGCGTAACCCGCCCATGCGTTTCATAAAAAAACTTGGCCATTTCCTTTTGGTCCTTGAACCCGTCAGCCATGGCCATTTCTTCCACGCCTTTAGCCGGCATAAAAACCGGCGGATTCATACCCACGAACTCCACCCCAACCCTGTATTGCCCTTTCTGGCAATCCACCCTTACCTCAATAGGCAGCGCCTCCGTGCAGTCCGTCTCCCCCAATTTCATGCACAGCCGCGTCCGCATGCCTGTGTACAAAAACAGTTTATCCCCCAACTTAATGGGGTGTTTCCGCATTGCCCTGATCGTCTGCCGTTTTCGTCCGTCCGCTACCATTTCCGCAAACTGCGCTTTGAAATTAAGTACTGGCATTTTCCTCACCCCCTTCGTTTTCTTCGCGTCCCGGTTTCTCCGCGCCGATGTGCCACTCGCACCCCTCGCCACAATTACACGGCCTCTTGAACCCCGGCTTACAATCCCCCTGAATTTGCCCACACGGCGCCAGGTCGTTTCCTAAACAAGCGCACACACCCGCCTGATACAGCCCGTCAAACCCATTGCGCTCCAACCACGCCTCCACAATCTCCAATACATCTCCCGGCTTACTCTTCTTTGCTTTTGCCATTCTCCCCTCCCCCTTCATCGCCTCCCCGCATTCGCC